AGACTTGCTGGTAAAGGTGTTAAGGCTGACCTTGCCAATCTAAAGGATATCTCGTTTGAGGAGTTCTCCGAGCAATTCCTAGACACCAAGTTGTTCGACCACCATAAAGACTGGGTGGACCTTATCGAAGGTCGGGAACCCCGTTGGCTACATCCATCTATGACTTATGAGCCTGCGGCCAGCAACCGAGTTCTTATTAACGTTCCACCTGAGCACGCTAAGTCTACGGTCATCACAATCAACTATGTGACCTACCGAATAGCCGTAGACCCTAACGTGAGAATCATTATTGTCTCTAAGACTCAGGGTATGGCTAGAAAATTTTTAAGTGCAATCAAGACCCGTATGTCTCATCCAAACTGGACTAAGTTACAGATGTCCTTTGGACCTAACGGCGGATACAAGGCTGACTCACCTACTTGGTCAGCAGATATGATTTACCTAGGTACTGGACGCGACTCTGGCGAAAAGGACCCTACGGTTCAAGCATTAGGATTCGGGTCTCAGATTTACGGTGCTCGCGCCGACCTGATTATCCTAGACGATGTGGTGATGAACTCAAACTCTCATGAGTGGGAAAAGCAAATTGAATGGCTTCAGAAAGAAGTCATCACCCGTTTGGGACGGCACGGAAAACTACTTATAGTAGGAACCCGTGTCGCCCCTATAGATTTATATAAGATGATTCGAGATGGCGAGCAATGGACAGGCGGCAAATCTCCCTTCACTTACTTCTCCCAACCAGCGGTTCTAGAGTTTGACGAGAATCCAAATAACTGGAGAACATTGTGGCCTTGGACGGATAGGGCTGAGGGGGAGCAGGATGAAGCAAATGAAGAAGGATTATTTCCAAAGTGGGATGGACCCTCGCTCTTTACTAGAAGGTCTGAGGTTGCTCCGTCAGTATGGGCAATGGTCTACCAACAAGAAGATGTTGTCGAAGACGCAATCTTCCCACCAACAGTTGTCGCAGGATGTGTTAATGGAATGCGAAAGCGCGGACCTCTCAAGGCTGGAACACCAGGCCATCCAAGCCGCGTTGAAGGTACTTACACAGTTATAGGTTTTGACCCTGCCGTATCAGGCAGGTCTGCTTTCGTAGCGGTTACATTTAACCGAGGTGACGGCAAAGTTTATGTTTTAGATTGCGTAAACATGGTTGACCCTACTCCACAAAAAGAGCGTGCTCTAATTGAAGAGTGGGTAGAAAGATACTCTCCTCAAGAGTTTCGAGTTGAAATCAACGCCCATCAAAAGGCGTATCAGATGGACACTGACTTAGTTCAGTATTTAGCCCAGTATGGTTGTAAGTTAAATCCACACTTTACTGGTAAGAATAAATGGGACACATCATTTGGTGTGGCCTCTATGTCCGCCCTATTTGGCGGTCTGAGGGACGGCAGATTTCAAGATAACAACCTGATAGAACTTCCATCTAATGAAGGTTCTGAAGGGTTAAAGTCTCTGGTGCAACAATTGATTACTTGGAAGCCAGATACCAAGAACCCAACCGACTGTGTGATGGCCCTATGGTTTGCTATCATTCGAGTACGTGAACTAATGCAACAGACATCCTTTGCTACTAAGTATGCTAACAATAGGTGGGCAACTAGACGTCAAAAGGAAATGCGACACTCAATCAATTTAGATGATGCCTTTGCAGAGCAATGGGCTGAAACTTACGGATAAGGAAACTAATGGCTATTACCATTGAACAAATTGCAGCACGGGTTGAATCCCTTAAATATCGTGCATCAGAGCGTGATGCTCGTGCAGGTGATGTGCTATCTGTACGTCAGGGTAATATTTCCCAAGTCTATCCAGATTTCTTTCCTGAGGGTGTAGACGCAAACGTAGTTGCAAACTTTATCGATATCGTAGCCCGTGACTTATCTGAGGTTATGGCACCACTACCTGCAGTTAACTGCTCTAGTGCATCACAAACCAATGACCGTGCTCGTCGCTTTGCTGACAATAGAACACGCATTGCTTCTAATTATTTTAACCACTCTGACCTTCAGGTATCTATGTATACTGGAGCAGATTATTATGTGACATATGGTTTCGTCCCATTCATTATTGAACTGGACGACGAAGCAAAGATGCCTCGTATACGCGTAGAAAACCCAAGGATGGCTTATCCTGAATTTGACCGCTACGGACGATGCATTTCTTTTGCAAAGGTATATTCATTAACTCTTGGAGAGTTAGTTGCTCAATTCCCCGAATACGAAGTAGAACTACTTGGTCGTTCAGGTTTCAAAAAAGACACTAACACTCTAACAGAAATCGTACGTTATTACGATAAAGACCAATCTGTGGTCTATGTACCTAGCCGTGACAATTTAGTTTTATCCCGTGCAAAAAATCCAATAGGTAAGATGATGGTTGTAATAGCCAAGCGTCCTACTATTGATGGGGAGATGCGAGGACAGTTTGATGATGTTATTGGTATTCAGTTGCTTCGCAATCGTTTCGCTATGCTTGCTATGGAGGCTGCAGAAAAATCTGTACAATCTCCTATCGTCGTTCCAATGGATGTTCAGGAACTGCAACTCGGCGGAGACTCAGTTATCAGAACAAATACTCCAGGTGGAGTTAGAAGAGTCGAACTCAATATTCCGCAAGGTGCGTTCACAGAACAAAACTTGCTCAATCAAGAACTTAGAATTGGTGCTCGTTATCCAGAGGGACGAACAGGTAACGTCAATGCGTCTATTGTCACGGGTCAAGGTGTCCAGGCTCTCATGGGAGCATTCGATACTCAGGTTAAGTCAGCCCAAGCAATATTTGCGTCAGCACTTAGAGATGTAATTGGTCTTTGTTTTGAAATTGATGAATCTATATTTGATATTCAAAAGACAATTCGTGGTGTAGATGCTGGTTCACCTTATGCATTAGAGTACAAACCAAGCAAAGACATTAAGGGAGATTACTCCGCAGATGTTCGTTATGGTATGTTGGCTGGTTTAAATCCAGCACAAGGATTAATATTTATGTTACAGGCTCTTGGAGGCAAGTTAATCTCCAAGGATATGGCAATGAGAGAGTTACCATTTAATGTTAATGTTAGCCAAGAGCAAGAGAAGATTGAAATTGAAGATATGCGTAATGCTCTTATCTCTTCACTTCAAGCATACACCCAAGCCATTCCACAAATGGCCGCACAAGGACAAGACCCTTCAGATATTGTTACAAAGATTGCTAACGTTATTAAGTCACGACAAAAGGGACAGAGCATCGAAGACGCAATAGAGCAAACCTTTGCGCCTAAAGAACAAGTTCCTCCTGCTGGTGCTCCAATGGTTGAGCAACCGTCCCCTGCTCCCGCTGCGCCAGTAGGAGGTCTACCTCCAATGGAAGCAGAAGGTCAAGGAGTTCCTGACGTTCAAAGTTTATTATCTAGTTTAACTTCAGGCGGAGCGGCAAACGCAAGCGTAAGAACAATTCGTAGACGATAATAGCAGAAGGGGACATTATGACAACACTTGCTGCTATACAGGGCGATGGATGGTGTGTAATCGGAAGCGATTCACGTTCATCTGATGATTCTGGTCGTCCGATTGAAATGGCAACACATAAGATTGTTGAAAACAATGGAGTGTTGATTGCAGGTTCTGGTTCTGGTAGAGGTTCAAACTTATTACAGTTTGGATGGAAACCACCAAGACCTAAGTTAAGTGAAGACTTAGATGTCTTTATGACAAAAAGATTTATACCATCTATGAGAAAATTATTTATAGATGCAGGTTATGACATGAAAGAAGACGGGGACTATACTTCACATGATTCACAATTTATTATTGCAATTCGTGGCATTCTGTATCCTATTTTTGAGGATTACAGTTGGGACCGTGATGTTCGTGGTATCTATTATTCTGGTTCTGGTAGCGATATTGCCCTTGGTGCTATGGAGGCTTATAGAGTACGCAGCACTAATGATGCTGATAAAGCAGAAAAGATTATCAGAAAGTCAATTGAAATAGCAACCAATTGGGATATATACTCAAGTGGTCCAATTATAACTAAAATACAATATTTTAAGTAGGAGGAACAATGGCTGAGAATCGTGGAGGGCCTCGCCCAACAGCACCACAGAATAATCCCGCTAATGTTTCTGCAACTGGTGGAGCAGGACAATCTGGTACACAAGGTGCTAAATATTATTCAGGTTTGCCATATGGACAGGGACAAGCAATGATGGCGCAACAACAAGCAGCACCTATGGCTGCTGGAAGACCTGCACCAATTATGAATCCTATTGAATCTTTTCCTGCACCTATGCCATTATCTGAGCCATCAACAATGCCAGATGTTCCAGTAACTGATGGAGCAACAATGGGCGCTGGTGCTGGCATGGAGGCTTTGACATTGCCTGGCGTACAAGACAACGATGTTGAGAAACAAAGATTATTATCTTACTTACCAGCACTGGAGGCAGCCGCACAAAGCCCAAATTCATCACAGGCATTCCGTAATTATGTGAGAATTCTAAGGGCTAACCTTCTATGACAGAGAAGAATCCTTCAGCATTTGACACAATGGGTTCCTTCAACAGATATTATGCTGGCTGGAACGTTAACATGGCTAACTCTTTGCCAATGGATATGGGTAAATCTATACCAGCAAAGGATAGAGCAGAGGCTATAAATGCCTTCAACAGGTATCTTGCAAAGCCAGGTACACCTCCTGCTCTAACACCACAACCTGAAGAACAAGGATTTTTTTCCAGAGCATTTGAAAAAGTTGAGAAGGCTTACAACTTTACAACACAGGCTGTTTCATTTGGTTTAACATTACCAGAAAAGAATAATCCTATTTGGCAAGGTGATTTTTCAGTAGACAAAGTCAAGAGTGCCTGGGAACAATCAAGAGATATTTCTGCTGGTCGTTCAATTATGCGTACCATGAT